ATACACGCTATTGCCGTTGTGCCAGAGCCTGAGCAGTTATCTAGCACTAGATCATTTTCATTCGTGTAGGTCTTTATTAGGTATTCAAATAGGGCTACTGGCTTTTGCGTTGGATGAATACCGCGTTCTACATTAAAATATAGTACATTCTTAGGGTAGTTTTCATATTCCTTAGATAAGTGTTCTTTCTCTTTTAGTCCTTTACTATACATTTCAGAAGATAAACTATTTCTCTTTTTCGTGTACTCCCTTTTTACCGTAGCACCGTGATTATATGTATATGGTGGATTAATTGTTTTCTCTTTCATAGAAACAAGAGTATCATAAGATAAAAAGCCGTCCATTTGATCAATCTTGAAATGCTTAATCAATTCTTCGTATGTTTCTCTTGTACACAATTCAAATTGTGATGTTTTGTAATAAAAAAAATGCTCGGCTTTCCTATTCCCTAGTTTCTCACAAATTTGGTTAATTGACATATTGATAAAAGACAATATTTTATAAGAATAATTGCGAAGCTCTAAATTGAATTGAATATTTAAATCATCTTTTCTAGGTGGTCTAAATACCAATACATTTTCAAATATCCTATGTGGCTGGATCCCTGTTAATGCGAAATTACTATGAGCATTCTTGACCCAAATGTAATCATGATTAAACCATTTCTCTCTAAATACCATTAATTTAGCGGTGAACATGCCTTGAGCGGTCAACACAATAGCGCCATTATCTTTAATTACTCTCTCATACTCTTGCCAAAGCTTCCCCATGTCGATAATAGTATCCCATTCCCAATTCGTAGTACCATAAGGCAAATCGCATAAGATCATATCTATCGATTTATCTGGTATGCTTGGCATCAGCGCCAAACAATCCCCTTGATGAATTTGATTTATTTCAAGCATTTAAAATCTCCTCAAAGATCGATTGATCAAGTCTCTTTGTTTTAGCTTCTCTTCAACGATATGCGATCTATCTTCAATCGGTAGTTTCACATTGACGGTTGAGTCAGACCAGCGCCAATTAATAACATCGTATCTAAGCGCGTCGAGCGGATCCTCATGTCCATCTTTTTTAGGCTGTTCTTTTTGATCCCATGAGTAAGACAAGATTGCTTTTTTAAAAGAGTTGCCCATTGCCCTGTCGCCAGCATCCCAGACCTCACGAGTGCATAAGATTTGCTTTGAGTGCATGAGGCGCTTAACGCGATTGATCCCATTCATGATATCGGTACGAATGGGATCGGTAGCCCACCTAAATGGCATACCTATGCCCTCTTGCTCTGGTGGTAAAGATAGCGCCTTGAATGAGCTTTGAGCGGTATGATCATTGCGATTGCTGCCAGCTTTATCACCACTAGCGCCATCAAGCAAAATGCGATTAGGGTATGAGCTGGCTAGACTACGAGGGCAAGCCTTGAGGAGTATAAGCCTAGCTAGCTCGCTTAGTTTTATTTCTTGGGGATTGATCTCACCGCATATCACATCAGCTTTAAGATGTGGATCATGCACGATAAAGAGAACGCTAGGCTTTCTAAATCCGAAGTCAACGACGATTCGCCCGCTATACTCTGGCTTGTATTGCCAGCCGTCGATTATGTGCGCTTGTGTCCATTCATTGTATATCATGCCAGCCCGTGGCCTAGGTTGATTTTCGATCATGGCAAGGCGTTCGTCTTCTGGCAGGTTTTTAGTCGCCTCGAACCAGTCAGCAGATAAATTATTTGCATTGACATGACTGCTAAAAAAGATAGGTCTGCAATTTGCTTTTTCTGCCATCTCTACCCACCATGCGCCCCATACCGGCAAGCCTACCATGATTAATTTAGGCGTTGGCCCACTTCTCAAACGACCTAGCGCCTTGAATGCGACCTCTTCGGTCAACATCTGGCACTCATCAATGACGGCTAGACCACTGGTAATGTTTAAGCCCTCTAGAGAGTTTTGAGATGCGTCTTGAGTGCCGGGGCGAAAATACGATCTCGTCCATACCACATGACCATTAGGCGCCGTCCATTTGCCCTCAAGCGCGTGATATACCCAGCCCTCAGCGCCTAGCCATTTTTGAATCTCTGGCGCTAGCACTTGCCTATAACGACCGGCTGTGTCGGTGATAAGCAAGCTAGATTTATTCGGATGTGCATCAGCCCATAGAGCAAGGGCAAAAACTAAAGCGCTTGTTTTGCCTGATCCCCAGCCAGCACGAACGGCGATGAAGTTTTCATTTGATAGCAGCAATCTCGATACTAGCTCTTTTTGTAAGTCGTTGAGTTTAAGCATATCCCTCTATCCATATATCTCTGATTTTATCGCGTAACCGTTTGATCTTTACAAAAGTTGTATTATCTTTCCATCCCATAAGTCGCGCTACATCAATATGCCTAAGACCTTGCGACACTAGATCGATAAGATGCCTCTCATCTGGTGCTAAATTTGACAGCATCATATCTAGATCATGCGCGATCATAAAACTCTCCTCCCCGCTATCGGTAGGCCTCAAAGATCCTAGCTGGGTATCTATATAGTCGTTTGATGATCCGCCGTGCTGCTCTGCCCTGCGCATCTTGGATGCTATCAGTTGCCTCTCTGTGATAAGCCATTTATCCTTCCGGAATCCATTATGAATCTCATGATAAAAATGGATTTGAGCTAGTCTTTTTAGATATCCGTAAAAATAATGTTTTGCCTTAAAGGTGGGCGCCGCAATATCCTCACGCCGATTAATCAAATACCTATCAAGCAGTAAATAAAAGCCTGTTAGGTGATCATCTGTATATGCCCTATCAAAACGCTTGCGAATCATCGACTCTAGCATTTCAATGAAATCGGGATCAGCCATATCGACATGATCCCCATCACTCATCTTGATGATCCAAGGGCTTTGAGGTAGCGGGGCTTGCAGTTTCTTTTTGAGTTTCAATTTCTGTTCCTCGTATCTGGTCAATCATGTCAATGACGATTGACTTAGGTTTTTCAATTTGTTCAATTTCTAGTCTTTGTTGTTGTCCGAATTCGTCTCTAAATTGAGTTTCAAGCAGGAATTTAGCGGCCTTCCAGTCGGTTTCGGCTGCTATGATCACGGTACGCACTAGGCGAGAGCGCCATGCCAGCTTAGCCTGTTCTACTTCAATAGCGAATTTTTGATCTTCCCTCTTCCAGCGCGAGATAGTATCGATATTGAGCCCGACAATTATGGCAGCTTGCCCCTCTCTATTGCCCTCAGCAATAAGGCTCAAAACTTGCTCTTTTCTAAGCTCAACACCGCTAAGGCCTTGAGAGATAGCTTGCTCTGTTTTAGCTTGTACTACCTCTAAAATCTCACCTTGCTTTTTAAGCTTTTTGAGTTTGTCGATCTTGCTCATGACTTGTTATAGATTCTCCGACTGATGCGCTCGATAGCACTATCTGGCTCGATCTCTTTTAGATACTCGATAGCCTCGGACGCTGGATTATCGATAACAGCCACTAAGCTCTTTTCAATCACCACGCTAGAGGTGACATTTAGGGCGCTGGCTATTTCGCCTACCTTTAGCATCATGGCGGTAGGCAAATAAACCGTGTGACTGGCGCGCTTAATCTTTTTGCTCATCGTCCCTCGCTAGAAGATCAAATTTATTTGCTTCAAGTTTCCAGTAAGTTTTATCTTCAAAGGCATTGCAAATCATCCTGCCTTGAACAAGCACTAGATCGCCTTTCTTGATAGATGCGGCTGCTTTTTGCGCTGTGGGATCAGTGCCAAAAGATATAATCTCGACTGTAAACCAAGTCACTGGATCGGATTTTTTAGCTTGATAGGCGATACTGCCCACTGCTTTATTTAGGGTAGTGCCTATTGTTTTGAATACAAAATCTTTGCCAGCTCTGCCGGCTAGAGTCATGCTATTTATCATCTTGATTCTCCATGAAGTATAGAGGGCTGGCGCCCGTCTTTTCTGCCAATATTTTAGCTAAGTCATAACCTATTCTATTTTTACCCCTTAGCCCCATAATCAATGTGTTGTCATTGTAACCAATTTGAGAAGCTAACTCTTTTAAGGTCATGCCAGTCTTTTCTTTAACGAATTTCGTTTTATCGTTCATAGCCATCTTGATTCTCCATAAAGTATAGAGGGCTGGCTCCCGTCTTTTCTGCCAATATTTTAGCCAAGCTATAGCTCATCTGACACTTGCCTCTAAGTGATTCGACAATATGCTTATTGCTATAACCAATTTGAGAAGCTAACTCTTTTAATGTCATGTTAGTCTTTTGTTTAACAAATTTTGTTTTATCACTCATGGTCATTTTATTATCTGTCCTTGAGTGCGACTATTGTTAGAATTGCCATTGCAATAAGCATGATCAAATCTTTAATGTTTAGGTCTTGAGTCATTTTTTTATTCCATTGAAATAAATTGATTTTATCGCTGTTCTATGCTATAACAACGATAAACATTCTAGAACATTCTATTTAAAAAAGCAAGGTGAAAAATGCATAAAATTCATGTCGGTTTGACTGGCTATGTATCGATACCAGATGGGGGCGTTTTCGGTGATGATTTAACGGTGGTCAATACCGCCCGTGTGAGTTACAACAAGAAAAGCGATGAATGGGGCGATAAAGATGAGCGCTTGCTTAAATATCTGTGGGATCATGAACACACAAGCCCTTTTCGTCATGCCTCGATCCGCTTTGAAATTAAAGCGCCTATTTTTGTTTTGCGTCAGTGGATGAAGCACCAGATCGGTTGCTCATGGAATGAGATTTCATATAGATATACTCAAGTCGAGGAGCCAGAGGCATTTTATCCCGGTCTTTTTAGATCACAAGACGCAAAAAATAAACAGTCTGGCACTGGCATTTTGCCTTTAGCAGATCAGACAAAAGCTACTGAGATTTTACATGGTGGCTATGAGATCGCATATAGAGCATATCAAGCCCTGATCGATATGGGCGTATGCAGAGAACAGGCTAGAATCGTCTTGCCAGTAGGCATATACTCTAAGGCGGTATGGACGGCATCGCTTCAAGCGATCATGCACTTTCTTGAGCTAAGACTTGATGAATCAGCGCAAAAAGAGATACGCGATTACGCCGTGGCTATCAAGACACTTGCCCAAATCCACTTCCCCCAAAGCATAAAATTGCTAAACAAAGAGGAGTTTATATGAAGATGCACATCATCGACATGATCGACACACTAGAGCGCGAGATCGTGCCTATCATCAGATCATGGCAAGAGTACGATAGCGCTGGTGATTTTGAGTGCGCCTTGAATAAAAAAATTACCGGTCTAGGTTTTGGGCATACTATAGAGTTTCATACGATATGGCTATTTTTTGGTATTAATTTATCTGGCCGCATTGTCGAGGTATCAAAAGAATCTGGCGTGCATGAGAATTTCGCTACTCTTGTCGCGCGCCTATCATCCTATCTAGACGACAAAATACCAGATTGATATAGTAATCTCCTACAAAGGAGATAAGATGAAATGTATTAAATGCAGTCAGCGCTTGGCTGGCATGGATTATTTACAAGGTTTTGAGCATCAATTTTGCGACCAGTGTGTAGCGTCAGTATATCGAGAGGTATATGATGATGATTTTCTTGATGATACCATTGATCCAGATGAAGAAGAGAGTATCGATGATGAGTGATTTTATAGCACAGTGTTTTTATTTAGCGTCTCTTGCTACTGTTTACCCTCAGCCCCATAGAGTTGATACTTGCCTTGAGATAGCGCATGAATCGATCAAAATGGATATCGATCCATATCTTGCTATTGCTATCGCCTACCATGAGTCGAGGCTAGATAAATCGGTAGTTTCATCTGCTGGGGCTGTGGGCGCTATGCAAGTCAAGAGGATATTTATTGACTGTAAAGAATGCACAGATATTCAAGCCGGCCTTCTAGCCTTGAGGTACTGGCTAGATCGGTCTAGTAGTGTATGTGATGCGCTTGGTAGGTATGCAGTGGGTACGGCTGGCAAATGTGGCAAAAGATCAAAAATGATTCTTGCCCTATCTCGTGATCTCAAATGCACTGGCCCCAAAAAGAAAGAGTTTTGCTATGAGTGCTAACATTTATCTTGATATCGCCATGACCATATCAGAGCAAAGCCCATGCACTAGAGCGCGTGTAGGTGCTGTCGTCTTTAGGGAAGATCGCAAAACAATGTTAAGTACTGGCTACAATGGTCAAGCCCGTAAGAGTGATAAGATTTTATGTGGTGGTCTATGCTGCGATAGGGATAGACTGCAAATTCAGAGCGGTGATCGTATCGAGGTTGGATGTATCCATGCTGAGATGAATGCGATATCAAATGCAGTTTTTGAAGGTATCGCCTTAGCTGGTGCTTCTATTGTGGTAACTGCGCCCCCATGCTTGATATGCGCTAAATTGATTGTTCAAAGCGGTATAAAAAAGGTTTATTATAGGGGCGGTGATAGATGGGTATCCACTGGAGAAGAGTTTTTAAAGAGCGCTAGCGTTGAGCTCATCAGCCTCTAGGCATAAGACCATCTTATCTTTTTCATAGACGATAGATAGCCCTGCTAGATCATCATCACTCATGCCCTCTTTATCTATGAAATACATATCCACTTCTAGACGCTCTAAAAGGTGCTTTTTTTTCATCATAAATGCCTTGTCTATGTAGTGGAACGAATAATCTCTCTCTCGCTCAAAAACAAGCGCCCTGATGGCTCTATAAAACACTTTTCTTTCTGAGCTATAGAAACGGTGAATGTCCTCTTTATATCTGCCTATCTCATCAAGCATATCTCTGAGTATCTCATGGCGTCCATTTGTGATCGTAGCGATAGGGCTGGCTTCTTTAAAGACTCTAAAGGGCAGAGATGCAGCCGAATACATGGCGACAGGCTTATGTTTATCTATTTTATGACATCCCCCGTCTATGGTCTGGCTTACCGCCATTGTATCCCCTAGCCATTTTGATCGATCAAAAATAGGATGTGTTACATCTCTTTGAGTAGGTGAATCAATATTCTCATTTTCCACCTTTAAAGGCTCTTGAAAATCATCATTTTCTAGAGCAGTAGACTCAACTACTTTAGTAGTTGAGTTTATACTTATATGTCGAGCCGGCTTTACTAAGGCGGGCTTTACTAAGCTGGGCTTTACTAAGGCGGGCTTGACTAAAGAATCGGCACTTTTCTTATTGCCCTTTGCCCTTTTTTGTTGTGCGGTCTCTGTCTCATCTTGGCAATGCAAAGAGAAAAATTTCTTATACTCCATATCAAGCGATGCTAGCCCAGATATATCGATTTCCCTTGTTTTACCAGTGCCTGGTATAAAACGCATACTCATCTTTATCAAAGGCTTGCCATCAATGAGAATTTTTTCAAGATGATCTAGCCCGCTTGATACCTGATATTTTGATAATCCTCCATTACCTAGCCATTGATTTGTTGCTTCTTGCCCTGATAGGATTGACGACTCTCTTTGTGGCCCGTGTATTTCCATGAGACGAATGATCAATCTTAGCCCATGGGGTAGGCTGTTTATTGCTGGATGTTTAGCGGCGTTGATCGCTATTGTAATGAAATTGAATTGCATGATTTATCCTATCGTAAAAAATATTTTTAGCATTATATACTTTTCTTTGACAAAGGCAAAAGAATAAATTACATTTATCAAAACTTAACTTGAAAGGATTCAATATGAACATCAAGACTCTAAAGCTTCTAGAGCTCACAGGCACTACTCTAAAAGCGATCTCTGCCGACGCTGGCATTACCAGAGCCACGCTTTACAACAACTTGCGCGACGACGCTGTACCTACTCTAAGATTCGCTCTCAAGCTTGAGGCTACTACTGGCATCAATCATCAATTTTTTCTCTATCAAGCTCCCCTTTGTTTTCAATTTGCCCATAAGGTTAAATAAAATGACACAATACAATCACGATCAAGACGATTTCGACGCGCCCATTTTCAATGAAGACTATGACGGAACAAGCGCCCCAGAGTGTGGAATTTTCCCAATCATCAAGATTCAAAGAGCGCCTACATCTAAAGAGATCGCTATCGCTATCGCTAAAAATATTGCAGAGAAACTATTCGCAGCCCTTATTATAGGCGCTTTCTTTGTTATGGCCTATGTATGCATTGTATGGATGGGGATGTTACGATGAGCTGGCAAGTTGCTAAACCTATCAATCTGCATCAACTCATTGAGGACGCGGAGGCACTACAGCACAAAAGCAATATTATTCGAGGCATGAGAATAATCATAAATCTAGTGCATACAAATCAAAGATCGATGCAAGAGATGATCTTTAATTCAATCACTGATGAAGCGCTGCTTATCAATCAATCTTATCGCATGGTCTATCGCATGGCACTAAGACTCAGAGAAAAGCATAGACAGGCGAACAAGCTGGCTGTGATCGACTTTGTATCTATATATGAAGAGTACAAATTGCGCTTTGAAAAGAATCTTAAGCAGCTCCCAGACATGGACACGCCAGAGACAATCTTAGAGTTCTTTTTGCGTACTGGTGATTATGCTTTATGGCAGTCTATGGCTATAGCTGAGATCGAGATTACCGCATATCTTGATTACATTATTCATGTCGGTATGTCTGCTATTGCCGATCAAAAAAGCGCATTGATTAAGACCGTAGGCCTTGAAGAAGCTGAGAGAATTGAGCGTGAAGCGCTTAAAGAAATCAGCGCTATCAAGCCAAAGAGAGCGCCTACTATGGCGGATACAGTGCAAGATACTCTTTTGTCGATAAGAAATTTTGATGCTGGGATATCCACAGGATTAGCTGATCTAGATCGCATCACTAGGCTAAATCGTGGATGCCTATATATCATCGCTGGGCGTCCAGCAATGGGCAAGACAGCAGTCGCCTTACATCTGGCACAACTCGACCACGGCAAAAAGACATTGTTTATTTCTCTTGAGATGCCCAAAGAACAGCTAACAAAAAGATTAATCTCTTCAATCGGTGGCATAGATCATCATCTGCTCACAAATGGGCTTCAGGGCGCTACCGAGCAAGACTTTGATAAGCTAGCCAGCGCCGTCGATAAGGTGGGTAAGCTCAACCTACAAATTTTTGATGATAGTAGCTTGAGCATAGATCAACTTTTAAACAGATGCTCACAGATGAGAGAGTCAACTGATATAGGCTATCTCATCCCACAGTATGAAGCGCTAAGACCTAAAGTGCAGCATCTGATCGATGAGCATGGCTATACTCATGAAAATATCAGAGATGGCGAGAATCGATTTATCATGAAGTCAGATGAGCAAAGCGCCGATGTGAAAGCAGAGAATGCGATTAGATCGGATATCTTGCACTTTACATCTCTTGAGAGAGAGATCAATCGTGCAAATCGAGAAAAGATAGGCTTGATCATCGTTGACTATCTCCAGCTGATGACCGCAAATAAAGACTTTAGAGAGCAAGAGATAGCCACTATATCCCGCGGGCTAAAACAACTTGCAAAGATGATGGATTGCCCCGTGATAGCACTGGCCCAGATAAATCGTGGCGTTGAGGGTAGACCAAATAAGCGCCCCACTCTAAGCGATCTTAGAGAGTCTGGATCAATCGAGCAAGACGCCGACGCCGTGCTGATGCTATATCGTGATGAGGTATATAATCCAGATACCAGCGAAAAAGATATAATGGAGATAGGCGTGACTAAAAATAGACATGGTGAGATAGGTATAGCAAAAGTAATCTTTGACAAGCAAAAACAACGGCTAAAAGATACTTATTTTAGATGATGATAAAAAATATTTTTATAAATATAAAAAAATATTTGACATATAAAACAAAAAGCAGTAAATTGAATTTACCGATTGACGGTAGCAAAAAAACAAAATCCAAAAACGCAAGGATAAAAAATGTTCACTTCCAGACAACAAGAACAAATCGCCGAGTCAGTAGACAACATCATCGCAAATAGTCGTCGCGACTTCTCAAGCTATATTGCTTTTCAAGTAACTTGCTCATCAGTCGAGCTATTTGCGAAAGTCAATGGCGTGGAATATACTAGATCAATCAATTTCAGCACCAGAGACGGCGAGACATATCAATACAGCATCACCACAGCAGAGGGGCTATCTTATGACTGGGGAACAAGCTGTGATGTGTATGATGTGGTCAACATGATCGGATTTGACCAAGAGATAATCGACGGCTTTGAAGCTGATGTACTAGGTCTTTAAAAAACAGATAACCATAACTCACAAACGCAAGGATAAAAAAAATGAGTTTACAAAGATTACAAGCAGCAATGGAAGAGGTTAATCTTCTTAGCGCAAATATGCCACAGATCATCCAACTAGCTGAGTATCTCGCAAGCGACGGCTGGTCAGCTCAACAACTCGTAAAGGCATACCTCGCTTATGGCGTAAAATTCGGCTGGTCTATGGCAGAGCTACCAGAGAATTTGCATATTCTCAAGGGTAAAGTAGCTTTTCAAACACATGCTCTTTTCGGTTTGGTGCTATCATCTGGCAAAGTGAGAAGCTTCAAGACTCTATCAAGCACAGATAAAGAATGCGTTATCGAGTGCCAGCGCGCAGATCAAAAAGCAGATGTAAAGCATACGATCAAATTTACCATCGAGATGGCTCAAAAGATGGGGCTAGCAAATAATCAGGTCTGGCAAAAAATGCCTCAGCAGATGCTTTTTGCTAGATGCCGTTCTATGGCTGTAAGAGAAGTCTTTGCCGATATCATCTCTGGCTACGATGCCGTAGAGCTTGCCGATTCCATGGATTTATCAGAGCATGAACGCAATGAAATCATCGATAGCCAACTTGAATCCAGCGTGTCAAGTGATAGACCTAAAGCCACTATCAAGGCAAAAGCTATCCCAACGCCTCAAGCAATTCAAGCACAGCCCATCGAGATCAAGCCAGTACAAGCACCAGTACAACAAGCGCCAGCGCCGAAGCCTATCGAGATGCAGCCTTGGGCAAATGTTGAGATTATTGACGATCTATCTCATGCTGAGAGCAAAGCTTTAAGCACTGCATTGCTAGATGAATTTGATCACATCAACAGGTTAAAGCCAAATGAAGTACATCAATTCTTTATGGGCGATAGTCGAGATATGCCACTTGATAGAAATGTCGAGTTTACCACAGAGGCACAAAGAGGGATCATTAAATCCTATGCCACAAATTGCAAGATCGATTCAAGCGGTGGCGTGATGTGCAGAGTACAGCTTGTTTAGATAAGGCATACCCCGCCGGCGCAAGCTGGCTCGGCTTGTGGATTCTCAATATAGCCACCTAGTGAAAAATCGACCAGATCCCAATCTGCATTAAGTAGCGTTTTATAAAATTCATTGTCTGGATCGACTGCCTCGTATGGGGCATTTTTATATACTGTATCACCATAATCAGATAAAAGACTGATGCCCCTGACCGATTTTCTCAATCCCCAGATTGTATCTTTTACGGCATCCCACTCGCTATCTTTTACTGTGCAAGTATTTGAAACATTGTGAGTCAAGCCTTTTTGTGATTCAATCGGATTATTGCCGGCCATTACCCAGTAATCCTGAAAAAATTTGACCTTATTTAAAAAAGTAACAGCGTCAATATCTGATCTCAAAATCGCACCTTCTGGCGCCTCACAAGCAAAAGCCACGATGCCGACTTGACTATCACTATCATCACAGACTTGAGGTAGCTTACTTAAAATCTCATGCCAGATGGGATTTATTTTATTGATTCTCATACGGCGGATATAATTCTTTGCATGGTATGGATGTATACCAGCACAACAGCCGGCGACCGTGCTGGAGTTGCCACTAGGTTTTATAGTAGTACATCTCAAGGCGCGATTGATACCTATCTTCTGAGCGGTCAACTCATTTTCTTGTCTGATCAAAGATGCAGCCAACTGTAAGAAGTTTTTATGTTCCACTACTTTAGGATCATGCATTATCCCCGTCATGCTCACGCCTATGAGTGCATCCCTCTCAATAATGCGCTTTGAGACATCGCCTAGATATCCGGTCTGGGTATAGCTAGCCTGTAGCGTACCTAGAAAAGCAGCCGCTTGACACGCGCCCAAAAAGTTAAATCTTTTTTGTTTTAGATCTGCATCTTCATCATCATCGATAGCCCTATCATACATCGCCTTGCTAGTGGCATCGCCCAGATTTGATACTACGATCTCATTTAGATTGCATACCGCCCAGCCACTGGACCAAGAGCCGTCATCTTCTTGTATTTGTGGATAGAGACCGATCTCCCCGCATGGATTTGTAGCGTACTCTGTCGAGCCAGCAAAGAAAAACCCCGGCTCCCCATATTGTCTAGCAGTATCGACAATTTTATTAAAGATATCTTTTTTCTCTGTAAGGTCGCTAGTGATGATCTGTGCGCTGATATTTGCATAGGCGCGCTGTGGATTATCACGCCACCAGTCACCAGCCTTGGCACTCATCATCTCGTCATCATCTGGAGAGAATAGCGCAATAGTGGCGGCGCGCCTTGAGGATAAAAGAGCAGCGTGGGATATGTGCATGAACATATCAAAGCAATGAATAGGGCGGAGCTGAGTGATGCCGTCATTGACTGCTTGATCTAAAATGGATTTAACTTTTTCAATAGCAGTCTTTAGCACTTGAGGCCCGGGGGCTACCCCACCGATAGAGATAGGCGATCCCTCTGGTCGTACTTGGTCGTAGTGAAAATTGATCTCATAGCGCCCCTCTGTGTCATCGGCTGGCAAGTAACTTTTTATAAGATCAAAGACCGCATCAGCCCAGCCCTCAATCGAATCTTGCACGACATGAACCCTAAACATTCGTTCATCTCTTTGCGCTTTTGTGATCAGCTTGGGGAGTCTCAAGACATGATGCCTTTGAATAGAAAACCCTACCCCACAGCCAGACATTAAAAGCCAAAAGCCCTCAGCGAAAAAGCGCACTCTATCGCAATATGAAGCAGTGCAATTATATAGACGCATATTATTTCTCTTGATAGCATCGCCTCCGAATTGCGTTGATCTTTGAGATGGGAACACGATTTGAGGATATACAAAATCTTTGAATACCTGTTCAATTCTTTGCTCAAGCGCTGGGAATTTGCCAATATGCATCGCCTTGACTCGATCCATCGCATCAATATAGCTTTCTCTTGTGCCGTCAGATTTTAGCTTTGCGTACTGTGTGGCAAAAGCTACCTTACCTAAAATTTTATTTTGTGCCATGTGTCATCCTAGAAAATAAGGGGATGACCATTAAACAAATTTAATATTTACGATTCAAATTTTTTATCTTTTAGATGCTCGATATTTGTCTCGATGCGTTCTAGTGTCACACAAATCTTGTTGATATCTCTTTGTATGGTATGCAATTCATGCTCCGTTTTATCATGCTTTTTAGATAGTGTCATCTGCTGCTCTTCTAGTATAGCGATACGCCTATCATACGCCGATAAAAATTTTACTGCTGGATAAAGAGCAGTGATCACAGCCGTGAGAGCTGAGATTGAGATCATGTCGCTGTTCATGCTTGCCACCTCGCTTTTACGCCCCTGATGTCGTAATGAACAAAACCTTGAGACGGGTAGAATCCTAGCCCGCCTACTTTGATTTTGCCCGTGTTCATGAGCTTGTCAATGCGATTGTATACCTCTTCGGTAGGCACGCCAGCAATTTTGATATCAGCTGCCTTTGCTTCCATGTGCTGGCTCTTTTTAGCACCGCCAACGGCTTCATTTCTAGCAGGTGATCTATAGCCAGATATGATCGTCACAGGCTTTTGAAAATGATCGCGGATGATCTGTAAGTTTTGAAGTAGCTCGACAGCATGAGCGATCAATTCGGGCGGGATTTTGTCGCTAAATTCCAGCTCAGAGAGTTTAAAATTTTTTGTTACTTGCATGACTTTAATCCGTATAAAAAATCGTGATACTTGAATTGACTAGATGCGCCGTGGCGCTATTTTCTATAATAGACGTGGCGGCATTTGATAAATTTTTTCTTATCTGTATTGTTTGACTGCTAGCAGCCACAACTACGGCCATCATAGTGGAGTCGTACGTATCTGTGTTTGTAGTAGGTGGCCCTAGATAATATGAGTACGCGGCGCCTTGTGTTGACATAACCGCGCCAGCTGTGAAATTGTACCATACAAATCGAACGCTTGAGCCGCTAGCTTGAGAGTAATTCAAATTCGCCATTAAAAAATAGCTTCTTCCGCTTGGCAGTACGATCCCATTTTGAGCAGTGATAGATACCACTGAGCTATCTGATATCGAGCCTAGTGTAACCGGCGTTGTAGTATCATTGATGCTCGATGATAATATGCTTATCTGAGTCGATTTTAAATTTAGAAAAGATATGGGATTATACGACATGGCTAGCTCTTTATGGGTACAATGATCATAGAAAATCCGTTAGTATAGACCTGATCGCCTGTGTCTGATATAGTGATGGACACAGCCACATTTTGATCGGATATAAAAAAATTATTACCAGCTGAGAAAGTGCGAGATACTGATGATCCAACTTGCACGCCTATTCTCGTGGATAGTGTGACGGCATTTGTGATATTTAGCGATGCAACTGGCAAAGTGGCATCACCATCACTATCTAAGGCCATAACCGGCAAAATGGCGCTTCTCCCACTAGATAAAATAATTGACTCATTGCCGATAAAAGATTGTTTTTCGCTCAAGCTTTTTTCAAAAAGATCTGGGCCGGTATTTTGTTGAGATGTGCTTTGTATGATGGTAGGGCTTGCGCTAGAAAGATGAGCAAAGTATGTCATTTGTCTATCTCCCATAAAATCAAGAGATTGCCCATGTAAATGGTGTTTCCATAGAAGATGCAAGATGCTGTTTCTTGTGTGGTATATCTTATCGTAAGTATATCACCGGCTTGAGCTGTATATGTAAAAAAAGCCGGCTGTAGTCGAGTAACAAAACTCGTATCGCTAGCGGCAACGGTCTTAGATTTTATTGCTTCTTGTTGACTGGATATCTTTAATCCATTTATATAGAAAGCTATTTCTAAGGGCGTGCCGGCTGTATAAGATGCAAAAGGTTTAAAAAAGCCAATATACGATTTATCCGCCAAAACGACAGCGCCACCAGATAGAGATGCGCTTATTCCCGTACCGCTTTGAGCCGTATCAAGGCTTAGGATATGCGTTGCTATTGTGGATGTTGTGACATCAGCGGCTTTTGTGAAAACTCCGAATTTTACATTTTTACCAACAGTTTTTAAATTGATCGTCATATCAAAATCCAGTTTGAGCCGGTTGAGATAACCGTTGCATTGACATATTGAGCTAGTAATTGAACGGTTGTTAGGCCGTCAATCGTCTGACTCCCATTACATGCTATTGTCGTAGTTGCAGTACCCAATCTTTTTATATCATACCTCACGCCAGAGCAAAGAGTAGCATCCGGCAAAGTGATAGTTACGGCAGATGATCCCGAAACGGTGTAAATCTCCTGATATACTGTTTCGGATGGTGTCAAAATTGTATAATTTGCTGTTTTATCCGTTACAGTCGGCTTGAGGGATGTTCCGGAGCTGATTGTTGTGGGAATCCATTTTGAGCCCGCGGAGCTCCAAGCTAGGGCTTGCCCATTTGATGGGACGCTTGTAGTGGTATCAACGTCACTAAGAGCATCGATAGAAAAGCCGGCTAGAGATACGGTACTATCGATCTTGTTTGATGCATCAATATAGCTGTATGATATGCCCGTATGTGTGCCAGATGTGAAGAGTGATGCCGCTTGATCTTGCGCTTGCTCATCTGTGTACTGAGTGATTGTACTTGCGATTGTGCCACTAGATAAAGAGATGCCAGTACCGGCCGTGTAGTATGATTTTACGCTAGACACGGATGGCGCTTGATCTGTTTGAGTGCCAGCCATTGAATCGACAACGCTAGCGCTTTTTGCGAGGGCGTCTGTATATTGTGTGATTGTAGTAGCGATTGTACCCGTTGTGATTGTGATACCAGTACCAGCACTAAAAGCGCCACGGGCTAGAGTATCACTAAAGTATTTATTTGTAGCGCCCTCTGTGAGATTGTCGGTGGTCTTTGTAGCAAGTCGATCATCGAAGCGAGTAGTAGTATAATAAAGATTTGTACCCTCTGAGATATCAGTAGTAAGCAAATTGACAACGCCCGTTTGCCCATTTACTGAGGACACACCAGAGCCACCGATTGCAAATTGTACCCATGCGCTACCATCATAAATCCAAGATGTACTATCATCTGTTTGAATAGCTA